CCCACTGGCTCTGCTCTGTGCATTAGTGTAGCGGGCAGTATGGCGGCTCTATTAGCACGCTGTCGTATAAGTTTTGTAACCTCCCAAGCGTCGGGTCTATTCGTATCACGCCTCCAGACGCGGAGCCCCTCATTGGAGGTAGGACAAGCATCCATTCCAGTTTCTTTGTGTCGCACAAGACTTGTACCTCCCGCGCCCTCACCGATGTAAACGACTGTAGCATAATCCCCCATTAACTCATCTGTGTGTGCCTGATGCGGTGCAGGCGTATCTTTAGTTGTAATTCTAAGAAAGATAGCCTCGCATACTAGAGGATGTCTTGCTACTTTAGAGGCGTTGCGCTCGACTTCTTCCTTTATAGAATCTGGTATAGCAAGAGAGATACCGTCGTAATGTACGCCGTCGTATGGGTTAACTTCTCCCTCATAGGAAAGGCTTCTAGCGTATGTTTCAAATTCTTCATAGTCTGCTAGAAAGTTATCTACTGTCCTCGGTCTTGTTAGAGCCACTTAGTCTCTCCTTTCGAGCTGATAGTGCCTTTTCATAGTGCCACCATGCTGCAAAGCTGCCCGCCACGATGGCCACTACAGTAACCGCTATATGTAGTACACCGTCCAGCAAAGTGGTCCAGCTTGCTATTGCTACGCCTCCAGTACCAGCAGCAAGAGCATCTGCTACTGCTTGTTGGTGATCTGTTGGTACTTTATTGATCATGTCTTCTTCTTATTAAATTAAAAAATTCTAGTGGCTTTTATATTGTAATCTGTTGTGTCATTACTGTCCGCCACCACATCAATCCCTCCTGAATCTCGGGCTATTCGTAGTCTCCAGAGCCCTTCTGTGGGTGTAAGAACAGTATTACAAAAAAACCACCAATGTGGGTTTGCAGAAATAGGGAGCCATGTACCAGTTGCCGATGCGGCTGGGTCGGGGGCGTCCCCACTTAGCACATCAACTCTAGCGTAGTGCCCATTGGCGAGGATATTAGGAATAACCCAGTCAGTTGACGAGTCAATTTGGTTGAAGTCTGTACTCCAAGGACCATACTTATCTATAGTACCGTCGGAGTTAACTCGTATACCTGCATAGCAGATAGACGAGCGACCTAGATGGATAGTTTCCCCAGACACGGTGTAGGCGGCACCGTCGTCATGACCTAGTCCCCGTACAAGGTTTAAACTAGGTAGCATTACTCAAGAGCCCCCGCCAGAACCCACTCGGAAGCTGCTATCTTAATGAGAGTAGCGGTACCGCCAGCCCCCCTAACTGTAGTCTTGCCGTCTAAAGACGTAATAGTAACCCCAGATCCGGAGATAGTAATCTTCCCCGCGTCGGCGCAAATAAGTCCCATTATAGTTCCTATGCGTGCTGGAGTGTTAAGGGTGCTATTAAGGGTAAACGTACGGTTAGTACCGCCGGTTAAAATGTGGGTTCTATTTTGGTCTCCATCTGCAAAGGTCTTACTTGCCGAGCCTGCTACATAGTCCGGGCACGCATCATTAAACATGATCCTTTTAGGCGTTCCGTTGTCGTCTACAACGATAGAGTCAGTGGTATAGTTTACTGCGTCTCCATTTAGTGTAGACAGCTCGCTTGGGGCAAAGGTAAAGGTGCGGTTAGCAGCAATCGTACCTCCACCAGATATGCCATTACCAGCAGTTAAAGTAACCGAGGTATGATTAATGTGCTCATTAGCTACAAAGTTGGCTAAACCATCGTGATTAACTCCTGCGTCCACTACTCCTACAGTAGTGCCTGAAATGTCTATAGAGCTATCGCCAGCAAGCCACGCAAAGTTACCCGCACTGTCGTCCCAGAAGGGAATACGATCCCCCCCGGGGTCCGTGAGGTCCTCAAACCCTAAGTGGCTAATCTCGATAGTAGTTCCGTTAAACCCTAAGCCCGTACCCATGGTGAACCCGTTAATAAGGGTCCCCGCTGAGTCGTCCCACCCAAGAAGGGTGTCTTGTGCCGGGTCGGTCATCGTCCAAATCTCCCCTACCCAGCCTGCTCCGGCGTCCGCCCAATTGGCTACGCGCAGTGGGGTCATAAGGGTGGAGTTGTCAGTAGCTGCTTGGGCTTGTGCAGTAGATGCTAAGTCGTCAGAGTCGTATTTTGGGTTAAAGGTTGCTGCTATCGCATCAAATTCTGTGTCAAAGTGTGCGCCTACAATCTTCTTGTCCACGTGCCCCGGTGCTAGTGCATCCTTAACGGAGAAGTCAGTGGTTGGTGTATACGTTGCCATTAGTTAAGTCTTCCTATTTTAGCAAACAAATTAAGTTGCTGCGTAGCTAGTTGCCCTGTTATGTTAGATTGTACCCCTAGCTTGACATATTGTCCTGAGCCGGAGCCAGCAACTCTGCCCTCTCGGAGCCCTGACGCTCCTCCAAACTCGTCCTCACTCCACTCTGCTACACTGTATTCTGCTCCTGCACTAAACGCGGCGACTGTTTTAGTTCTAGAAGTAAAGGCACCTGTAAAATCAAAGGCCCATTTAAGTTGTAGAGTAGTAGCTGCTTCTACGTAGAAGAGGCCAGTTAGTCTCTTAGGGAATATCAAGTATCCCTGTTTAGTTAAATCCAACCACCCAGACTCGTAGTTAAAGGAGTAACTCGCCCCGTCGTCTGAGTATCCGTCGTAAAGCCCAACTTCCCCAACCGCGTCATAGTTCGCGAACAGGAATGTCTGGTCTGCTCGAATTACTGCCCCCCTGCTCACAAGGCTCCAATCCCCCGTGCATCGCACAGAGCCATCCTCTAGCCGCCCCCTAGTATCAAATACTAGAGTCCGCCCAGCCTCTGCACCACCACTCTCCCGCGGTAGGGAAAGGAGGTAAAACCTATCATCAGGCGAGTAAATGGCGTTAATCGCAGAGGCGGACGAAATTGCTACAAGCTCTTGTATATAGCCTTCAATGTTCTTGCTAAGGTTGTTTAGTGGGTTACTTTTCTCTTGAATCAGGCGGCTTAATGATTGTAGCCCCTTATCACTAAGGAACCACAGGTCTCCTTGGACTAGTTGAATAGTGTCCTTGGCTGTGCAGCCCACTCCAGAGATAGTATCAACTAGGGCGATCTGAGTTGGGTCGATACCAAGTGCGTGGCCTTGGCCGTCAGAGTAAACAGCTATGTTAGTGCGCCCAAACACTACTAAAGATCCGTTAAACGCGGCCAGTGCAGTAATGACGTCCCCCTCAGGCCAGACATTACGCATATCTATTCCACCTGTATCCGCCCCAGACCAGTCTGTTTCGTCTAAAAGGGCACAGTACTTAATTACATTATCTGCGGAATCCGTAATCCAAAGTCTACCAAACGCACTAAGTCCCACTGTTCCTGTGGGCTCAGCGCCTGCGTCAGTTAAGTCTGCGTACGTTGTTCCTGTGTATCTGGTAGGGGCTTGGCCATCCTCTGTGACTGCTACCATCACATCGTGATAGTTCAAGAATTGTACTTTAGATGCAGAGTGGGTAGATGACCCAGTAACATCTGACCAGCTATTCCCTGAGTCCTGAGAGCGCCAAATTGTGGCGTCGGACAGTCCAGCCATAAGTTCGACATCTCCATCGTACTTTTCCCACTCAGCTAGTTGGGTAATCTGTGCAGAAGCTGTGCCAGCTATGGTGCCACCTGTCTGGGAGGACCATCCGTTACGCGCTGCTACGCGCCCTACGTCGTCTAAGACGGCTTCTTCTAACTTAGTAGCCCATTCTGGGCCAAGTATAGAACTAGAGGCGTTAGTGTTTAGCCCTCTAAACCCGGGGGATACTAGAGGTATATTCTGAAGCGCCGCGCCTCCGTGTTGGCGTGGTGTTGGCACTAGTCCCTCCGCCCTTCGTACTCGTTAGTTCTCTGTCGGTTAACCATGTCAGTGTGTATAGCCTCACCCTTAGCTGCGTCGTATCTGCGTTCGGCTATACCTCCGGGCTCTCCTAATTCCTCACCACGCTCGTTAAGGGCTAAGAATAGAACACCCCTAAATAGGGGCAATGACGGCAAATAAAGAACAGTAGAATCGTTCGAGCCGTCTGTTTCTAGCTCTGTCATCGGAACCCAGAACCGGGCCTTAATCGTTCGGGTATTATTGGGGCTGGGATAGATCTCCATCTCAAGCCCATCTACGTCTGGTTGGGCCTTTAATGAGAAGAAGATAGGATCTTCCCCCGTCTGGGCCTCGTCTACTCTGATACGCCTATACATCTCGTTGGTGTTCAACATGTTTAGTTGAGCACCCTCAGTGTCAGAACCGTCGTCATATACAAACACTAGTGGTCCGTTATATTCGTCAAAGCGTACAACGGACCTATTGTTAGTATCCGAACTTAGATCGTATGTAGTAGTTGACACGAGCACTGAGACAGATATGTCCGTCTCTAGTTGGGACCAGTCGTAGTCTGTCTGCATATCCTCTATGATATCGTTAAGAAAGTCAGCTATAAGCTGAGAATAGGCCGTAGACGCCACAGAGGAGACTTCATCCTCTCGGAGCCTACGTAAGACTTTATTAACAATACTAAGTTGGGTGGCCATAAGTTATTTTACCTAAGGGGTAGGGGGGCCGAAGCCCCCCACCCATTTAGTTACGCTGCAACTACAATCGCAATACCGGCTTCCGGTCGTAACAGACCTTTACCGTACAGGATATCAGCGGTGAACAGATCACCAAGGTATTCCTGTTTGTACTGAGTTTGCGTCCGTGGGGAAAGCTGCTCGATAAGCAGAGCACCTTCCTTCTGGAACATTAAAGCACCGCGTCCGCTAGCACTGATACCCGTAGCAGTACTGTCCGGAGAATTAGAGGATACAAAGACCTCAACTCCGTACAGATCGCCTACACGACCGTTGCGGATCTGGTTGCCCATCCCCACTTCGCCCACGAAGGCCTGCTCGGTAAACCGATCAATGCCGAGAAGATTCTTCTTCTCGACCGGCGGAATTACCAGATATCGTTCCCGGCTCGGTACGTCGCTGTCATCCAATGCTTGAATAAGCAGGCGGATTCCTTCGTCCGTAAGAGCGGCCTGATTAGTACCACTATAGGATACTAGTGCTCCAGACGTCGGGGTGCCAATAACGGCGTTATCCCAGTCAGAGGCAGCCTCGGTCGTCGGAGTCGCTTCTGCGCCCGAGTAACGAGACGACGTTGCCCAAAGATCGGTATCG